CCTGTAAAGGCCTGACCTCCGGGTTACACCTTAGTGTGCCTATGGTCCAAGTAGTTCATCTTGAGCTACTTGAAAACCTAAGTCAAATAACGTGAAGTTATCTAACTTAGTTGTTTTATGCAATGGGATATTACAGTCTCCGTTAGCAAGTGCTAACTGAGCATGTAATACATCGAATTTACATTTAGTGGCGTAATGCCCTTTATTGTAATAACGATATGTATCGATATTTGGTATATTTGCCATTTCTCGATAATTCCCGATCATCCATTCGTTGTAGATACTGAACTCATCTTCTGTTTCCGGAAGATAATCCATAAGCTTTTCGCTAAGTGCGAAAACTAAGGGATGGTTCGGTTCTACAGTAACCTGGTCGACTTTCTTTGGAGTGGTAGGTTTGTTAATCCTACCAGCTGTTTCCCAAAAGACGTAATTCCGAGCGATAACTTGGTTGTCTTCTAGGACCTCTTCAGGAAGGCTAGTTAATTTACTAGCCCAAGTATTCGGTTTAACCTCCAGAAATGGTGGCATTCCCAAAACTTTTTCCGGAAGAGACAGCATGTCGGCTACTAGCTTTCCATTTGCATGGTTAGATAGTAACAAATCCAAAGACGGGCCGAGATATTTATCCTCGTACCCTCTCTCACGCATAATCCTTGCCAATTCTATGAATTGTTCAGGTTTACCGCGTACCGTTTCCAAAAGAGTGATTGGGAGACCAGTCACTTCCTCATGGTTACGGAAGAGTCTCTTAGCAAATTCAGCATCAGCTGAATAGCTTTGAGTACACTTAGAGATAGATATGGAAACACCGAGTCTACGGATAGTATCCGTATACATCTTGTACACTTCTTCTGAAGTGTCAAGAGTATCATCACCAAGTATTAAATACTTGTAAGACTTTTTACCTACTTTGTAGGCACACCACTGCTTAACAGCGTGGTGAGTCATTGTTGATACCGGCCATGAGCTTAGAATACCCATGGGGTTACCACAAGCATAAGTTACATCACCTTTTGGGTGACTGAAACTTCTGTTTGAGATAATTTGTTTCCACAACCTACTTGTATGTTCGCCATATGCAGCACTAATCAGGCTGATTTCCAAATCAATTGGAAATCTGTCAGTAAACGCTGTCATATCGGAACTAAATAAGTTAGATCCAAGACCTTTAACAAGTCTTGGAATCTTATCTTGTCTATAGGTTACGTCGCTTGGTAGTCTGCTTAGAGCTCTCATCATCGATTGATGAATTGAGTTCAAAGCAACGTTTGACCACCAATCTGCTATGGCGATAATTCGTGTTTTACACGCTTTATCACTTAGCAGAACGAGTTTAGAAGTTCTAAAACTTCCTTCGTGCGATTTATATGAGTCTAAATCAAAGTGTGGTGAAGTAATCTTCATCATTTCTTTGATACTATTAAGTAATTCAGGGTCTTGACGCAATGCAGTCAAGTCTTTTATTGCTGAAATAGTTGATGGGCCGTTAGGCCCCATCTTATTACTCATAATCAGTTTTGAATGTTCTAGTTTAGGTATTAAACTTAAACCTTTCCATTCTCGAATGTAACTAGATATCTCTTCTACCAGACTCACGTCGGCAGTTGATTTATCAGTTATAGTACTTACGTCGTACTCAGGCGAGGCATAGAATGTCTCGATAATCCTTAGTACTGACATAGAGTACCTGATACTATATACATCCTCCAAATTAGGTTTCAGAAATTTTATCAATTTCGGAAAACCATCCTTATCTGTTTTAGTATAAGGTATTGGTACGACAGTCTGCCTTAAGGCATACTGTTGTAGTAGTAAACGCAAAGCTTTAAGCTTTACCATCGTTTGCTTCTCACCATGATTAATAATCATGTGATCAACTAAGTTGGAAAACTTATTTACGTTCGTATTAGGGTGTATGTTATGTAGCATATTGACCATAGGCAGTAACCTCTTAATAGAGGTTACCCACCTTTTGTCTTTGTTATGTAACATGTTCATTTCTT